TTATTTTATATAATTGAGCATAAAAAAAGAACCCACCATTTAAGGTGGGCTTTGTTTACTTCAAATCTTCTTCTTGTGCTTCTTTGTACTGTTTATTTGATACATGCAAGATAGCACCTAAGAAAGCATCAATCGCCATGATCGTGCCGCTTACTTGCTGTGGATATGGTAAGTTCCACAATCCAGCAAGTGCTAAGTATAGCACTGATAAAGCGGGTAATACAGTTAGTGCGATTTCCTTTAATACGTCATAAGTCTTGTTGTTTTTAATAAGCATTTTTATTTCCTCCTAAATTTTATGTCTTAAATAACTAACGATTTCATCACTTGCAGATCTAATCGCATCCGCATCACCGTTAGCGAGTGCGGCTACCTGAGCCAGCAATAGTCGGCTCATCTCTTTTAGATCTAGTAGTTGCTCTTTCATATCGTCACGATCTGACTCTAATTTGCTAATGCGCTTATCATGATCATCTAGCCGTTCGTTCTGCCTGTCTTCAGGTTGTTTGAATTTTAGTGACCACTTTTCTAATATCGCTATAGCACCGCCCAACGTAACAATAGAACCACTGATCCAAAAGACGAATGTTATTAACATTTCAACATCTATTCTTGGCATCTAGCCACCGCCTATCTAATTCTGATTGTAGTTCCAGCGTAAATAACGTTAGGATTTGAAATACCGTTCAGATATGCAAGATATTGATAAGATGTGCCGTTTCTTTCTGCGATACCACTCAATGTATCGCCGTCTTGAATTGTGTAATAAACTTCATCGCTTGTGTTGGCAACTGGTTCGCCGTTAATAACGATTTCTTGCCCAACATAGATAACATTAGGGTCTGCGATACCGTTAATTTCTGCTAAGTATTGATATGTTGTGCCAAACTTAGCTGCAATTCCTGATAATGTATCGCCATATTGAACCACATAAACGTTTTCACTTGTTGCAACTGGTGACTGTGTAGGCGTTTGAACATATTCAACTGGTCTATCTGCTGTTGCCCCAGTGCGATAGATTGACGGGTCAACAAAGATTACATTTTCATCTAACGTTCCATAGTTAGAAGTGTACTGTTGGATTGTTCCGTATGCTGAAGTATCAACCGTATGGCTTCCATCATTGTTTCCCCAAGCCGCTACCCACTTATCGTATGGATCGCATTCAGGCGCAAGGTAACCAAGCCATGATAGCGAAGTATAAATTCCTGTATAGTATCCAGCTGAAGCAATCACATCACAGAATGCACGTGACATAGGCGCAATGTTATCGTGTGTAATAGCCACGCCATTATTGACTTTATAATGGTCTGCATCTTCCATATCTAGCCATACACCAAGCCCAATATCCACGCCAGCAATGATGGATAAGAAGCGCTGTGCTTCTTCGATTGCCTGTGCTGTGTTTAGCGCATAGGAATAGAAGTAAACACCGATTGTAATGCCTAATCGCTGACACTCTGAAACATGTCGTCTGAATGAATAGTCTTCACGTCCTGCAACACCAGCACGTAAGATAGCGTACTTTCCGGCGTAAGGTGTGAAGTCAAAATTTGGTTGATGTTCGCTAACATCAGGTACGTTGTAAATTCTCATTTTTCTTGTTCCTCTTTCTTTTCTTTCTATCTAAAAAGGCGGCCGCATTGGTCGCCTTAATAGCAATATTTAATTTTTGTAATAATCCCAAGTTGAGCCAAATCCCGGCTCATTTCCCTTGTTGTTATCCACTTTAGATATAAATACGATTTCTCTAGCGGTAACAAGGTCACCTTTGTTATATGTTTTCTTTTCATCCCAAGGATCAACCTTTCTAGGTTGTAGCATGTTCTCATATAAGAATGGCTCTTTATCTGGACTTTTCCCTTTGACTGCAGTATGTGTCGCAGCCACAATGTATGGTATGCCTTCATAGGAAATGCGTTGTCCTTTAGCAAACTTTAAGCCTACTTTCCATTGGTCTAGGTAAGCAATGTACTTCTTAACTGTATCTACACTTGCAGTTTGTAAGCACTCTTTTACAAGTGGTTTTACGTTATTAAAATCACGTGCGTCAATATCTGCCTGTGGAACATCCGTAAGAATAAATGACAACGTATAACCTTCTTTATTCTTCGAGAATGTCATAGGATCCGTGTACATCTTGTGTACAACATCTTCTGATTCATTATCGAAAGTAATGTCGTGTATTACTCCAACTTCAAACGTATCAACGATAAGTTTTAAGTTTTCAAAGGCTGGTCGCTGAAACGTAACAACGCTCTTATTGTTATCTTGAATCTCTGTAAATCTTTTTCCGTCAATTAGCATTCTATTCCGCCTTTCTAATAAATAGCACATCAATATATATATTTCCGATTGGTAAATTGTAACTTTCATTCCACATGTTACACGTATAAACATTCACGTATGTTTCTGTCCAACTGTGAATTGAACACAAGCAACCATCGGTTACTGCATTTATTGGCCCAACGGTTTGATATCCCTTCGGAACAGTGAAGTATACTGCGGTAAGATTTGAATTATTGTAATTTACTGTTGCACGTCTAGTACTAAATCTTTTAATGATAAAAGTATCATTTCCACCAATAGCCAATCCACCTTTTGCATACGTTCTACCAAGCGTTGATGTATCACCTTCATTGTAGATTCCACATGGATTGCTACCATTCCTTCTTACCCATAGCATGTGTACGCTTGTGGTGAGTTTTCCAAGAATCATGGCCCATAGATTACCAGTCAATACATAAGACTTTTCTGTGGACTGTCCATATCTATCGGTGATTTTTAATGTAAGGTTATAATTCTTATCATAGGAATATCCAACAATACGTTGCTTTAAGGTAAAATCATTACCATTCAGTTGTCCTGTTCCGTTTGTACTTCTATTCCCATCGTCTTTTACTGTGATAGTAAGTACATTATTTTCACCATTGTAGAACGTTCCTTTTGCATTTGCATATCCATCATTAACAGTTGGATTGTCACGTTCAGCACTAAACTCTGTAATAGTTGGATAGAAGTACGGAACATACGTTCCATGCCATTCTTGCGTTGTTTTGAACCCTCTGCTATCTTCAATGACGAATTGTATGTCACCATTCGTCATGCCTTCTAAATTAACGCTATACGTGCCATTAGCAAGGCTTAATGGAAACTGTTGCCCGTTATGTAAAGCATATACACTTTTGACTGTTGAATATCCCCTTACATTTGCTTGCATGGATAACTTCTTCTTGGATAAATAACGGAATACCTTATTTTCTGGAACGCTTGTATTACCGACTTCCTTTACACTTGTAGTACTAATTACTGGTGCATACTTTTCTTCTGGTAAGTCGATGTAAAAACCGATATTTGATGTACCTATCATTGTTGCATTCTGTGTTCCGTCCGAATACGTCCCTATGCCTAAATAACCATATACAGATTTCGTATCAGTAGCATATTTAATCATTTCTTCCGTTGGTTTGAACACATATTCTGTATCAATATCGTTAGTGTTTAACCATTTTACACCGCTATTTCCAACTACCCAAACTAAAGAATGTCGGTATTCATCGACTTTCTTATCTAATCGCAAAGTGAGAGTATCTGTTCCGTCAAGTTTGACATGGTTTTTATTGTCTTTCCATGTACCAATACTAGCACGTGGAATATTAGGGAGTGTAATGACTTCCGCCAAATAAGCGTTTGCTGCCGAAAAGTAGAAGTCTAAAGTGGCACTAACACCTGCACTATAATCACCATTGTTATCGTGGTAAGCCCAAAAGCCACCACTTAATAGCGTTCCGCTACCTCTTAGTGTTCCGCCACCTGTTACAGTTTCACATCCTGTTCCAGTAAACGTCCACGTTCCAGAATAGATATAACCACTGTTCATTGTGTATGTGGTTTCTAAATCTACCCAATCTCGATTTAATTCGATACTGTGATACTGTGCGTTTACTCTGGCCCATAATCGATATGTAACATTTGCTTGTCCAACTTGTTGTGTTACTTCTTTTACGACTTGCCATGCATTACTTAGCATTACCATTGTTTATGTCTCCAATCCAGTTTATAACTGTCGCTTTAACTATTGCAGTCTTAATAGTTCCGTTTACAAACTGTGTTATTTCAGCTTCGGTTTCCTTTGCTTCTACTCGGTGTGCCCCTGCACTTAGATATTCAAGAACGCGCAAATATGCAAGCATACTGTCCACCTTGTCAAACTTTGCTAACAGTGTACCGTCTGATTTTTTGACGTTCACACCATTTGTATCAACGGTTGTAACGGTGTCTTCTTTGTCTGAGCCAATATGCAAGCCGTTTTCATCCAACTTTTCGGAAATAGTGCTAACCGTCTTGTCAAATTCTGTGCGCTGTACAACACGGCTAAAGCCCTCAGCTGTTTGTTTCTGCAACGTTTGAATTTCTGTCTTTGCACTTTCAAGACCATTCCTATTTTCTGCTGTCTGATTGACTAAGTGTGTAATGCTTCCATTAAGCTGCTCTATTGTCGATTTGTTAGCGATCGATACTTCGACCAATCCATTTAACACATCATCACGGATAGCATCGGAATAGCCTATGCTTTCGTCCGTGAATATAGTTCTGTATCGTTGCCATATCCAAGTATCAGCCGTTTTCTGTGGCTGTGTATCTTGCCATGTTCCGCCTGTTGCTTCCGTCTTTGAAGTTGAGAGATAGTATTCAGGTTTTACCGACTTAATACCTTTACCAGCTTTGCCAGCGATTGACGGTGTATATACTTCACTTGTTGTATTGTCGCTATACTTCCATACGGCTTTAGTCCATAGTGTGTAGCCCTCATTTACTAAAGGAATATCACTAGACCATGTGCCAGTAGGGATAACCGTTGCGCTAGTGCTTGCTTGATATGTTAGTGTTGGGCTTCCAACAATGCCACGGCCCGTATCACCTTTAATGCCTGTTAGTTCAAAAGGTTCATGTCTGATTTCGCTACCATTCGCTGTGATGTCCACTAGCATATACCACATATGTTGCCCACTGATACTAGCCGGTTGTGTTTCCAACCATGCGCTGTCAGTCTTGGACGGCTTATTTGTTGATGCCGTCTGTAAGTAGTATTGCTTTGTTCCTTTATTGGCGTTTCCAACTTCCGTTGTGATGTTTTTAATCTCGCTTCTAAAGGTTTCCAAAGTGTTTTCCATTTCGTGAACATTCCACGATAACACTTGGATTTGCTTTGCTGAAGATACTGTTTTCTTTTGCTCTTTCTTTCCCTTTGTTTCTACCGTGTCAGCAATCAAATTTATGTCGCTTAATTCACGGCTGAAAATAGGGAATGTAGCCACAATTCCCTTAAATGTTGTAACCTTTACCCAGTCCCCAACTTCTAAGTACGGAAGACTCTTATATGATGCCTTGCAAGGCTTGTATGCTTGCCATTTATAAGCCGGAAAGAGTTTATCCGATATATACTTCATCTGTGCCGTTGATAGCCCAAATAAGAGTGGATTTGCAAGTATTAGATATGTATTACCGTCAGCCTTACCTGAAGAAACGCCCAAATCCTTTTCACTTGACTTGATTGCTAGTTTCTCGATAGCTGGTGTTTCCGTATCGGAAATAGTCGCATCATTGAAAAGTCTTGTATATGGAATTTCTGTTGGTGTTTTATTAGGATTGATTGCTTTCAACTTGCCTGATCGTGACATTCTAAAGAACGTGCCGCTTGCTTCCTGAATATATCCAAGCAACTCGCTTGCCTTTAGGTTCTGAAAATATGCCGTTTTAGTAACTTGCATGTCTGAGTTAGTCCATGCGTTAGGTAGTTCCGTTGGAACACCAACACGCTCGCATAACTTAATCAGCAAGTCTTTAAGACTCAACGGGAAAACAAGTTGCGTATTCCACCAATCCGAAACATCAGTATCAACAAACTTCTTCAAGTCATCGTAACATTCAATGTCTGTTGTGTAGTCTGTTGATAACTTTGCATTCGTGATTGTGTACACACCCAAATCTAATTCACCTTGCTTTGCTGTTACACGCTTTCCAACAAGTCCTTTAACGTTGCCGTCTTCATTAGCAATCGTGACTTTAAGTGATGATGCTTCAACGCTCGTCAGATCTAGCGTGTCCTTTGAACAAAGCGACTCTTTGATTTTAAGTGATCCACTTGTAAAGTCTTTGTTTGTGTATGCTGTTCCGGCTATGTCCAAAACAATATCAGGCGGTAGCAAATCGCCTGTATATTTTTGTTTCAAATCGTTTGAAATATTAAGCATTTGCTACCTCCTAAACTTCGATAAATGAAAGGGCAACGTCCAAATATGCGACATCGCCCGTATTCTTGTCTGTAACTCGTTTCTTATATGTAAGGTTAGCACCCGTATATATCGTTCTAACCTCACCTGATATGCTTTCAAACGTATATGTTCCTTTCATATCTTTTCGGCAAAGGTTCTTTAAGTTCTCGAATTCCGCCTTTGATAACCAATGCCATTTCAGTTTTTCTGATGTAACATCACGGCGCAAAATTACAAAGTGTAACTTGCCGCCACCATCACGCCAACTCTTGCCGTGCATATCTTCGCTCGTGCAATCAGGGTCAGTGTCAGGTGTTGGTAACAATACGCCATTGATTTTGTATCCTATTTCTGCCATGTTACCTCCTAGCCTAAACAGCCACAGGGTTTTCACCTGTTCGGCTTGTTTCTTCGATAATGTACGAAACAGCCGCCTTGCCAACGTCTTCGATTAGCAGGTTCTTTTCTTGTATTACTCGAATAAGTGTAGCCAACATGTTAATCACGTCAGCAATACCGCTTCTTTCGTCCATAACTGAGCGCATAGCATCTTGAATTGTTGATAATGGTGCTTCAATGTTTGTGCCACTCTTTTGGTCACCCAATACAGCCAAGAATTCATGGTTGGCTGGAATTACAGCACCATTAGCAAGATATGGAATGCTTGGCACGCTTACGCTTGGTATCCATGAGAATGGAGAAGCGCCCATGATTGAGAAGTTTCTAAGCCCATTTAATGCGCCGTTGATTGCGTTAAAAGGTACGGAAACAACTGTATTGATACCACCGATAATGTGGTTAACAATGCTTCTAAAAGTGCTTGCGATTGCTTCTGTTATGCCTTGGAAGATTACACCACCTGTGCTGAACACGTCCTTAACGGCTTGCCATGCGCCGCCAAAGGTGTCACCGAACCATTGAGCAACTGTACCAAACACTTGTTTGATACCGTCCCATACGCCACCAAAGAAGCCTGTAACACCGTCCCAAACGGACTTGATGTTATCCCATGCATTAGTGAATATCTTAGCGATACCACCCCACATTTCAGATGTATTTTTAGAAATGCTTGTCCATGCTTCAGCAATAAATTTCTTCAAATCACCAAAGGTTTCATCAAACCATGCTTTGATGTCTTCCCAAATTTTCTTGATGCCATTGAGCATGCCTTGCATTAAGAATTCGCCTAATTCTGCGAAAACCGTGGACGGTGAGTGAATGCCAAAGTGCGTTTTAACAGCATCAATAATCGGTTTACATACATTTTCCCAAAGCCAGTTAGCAATACCCTTTAAGCCGTCTAAAATGCCCTTTAGAATGCCCATTATGATATTGTTGCCAACACTTCCATAGTCGCTATCGTCAATATAGCCTTTGAAGTAGTCATAAATGCCATCACATACTGAGCCAATGATGCCAGTCAATAGATCAAGTGCTGCCAATAATGCGTTAGTGATGAATGTTACAAAACTAGAAGCAATACCTCCAGCATCAAGATTGCTGAAGAAGTCACTAATTGCACTTACGATAAATTCACCTAGTTTTTTCCAGTCATAACTCTGTAACCACTCGCTCGCTTCATCGTATGCGCCTTTTAAGAAGTCTGATAGAGATTTTGCTATTTCCCCATAGTCAAGCCCAGTTATAAAGCCAATCAGGAAGTCAAGGGCTGCTAATGTCTTACGTACTAATAGCCGTCCTAGTATTCCAAAGTCGATATTTTCGATAGCGTTGTTAAACAGTGTAGCCAAGTCCTTACCGATTGCCTTAAAATCAATCGTCTTCAGGGTGTAATAGAGTGTTTGAATAACGCCATCTATACCCTTTCCAACGGTTGCACCAACACCAGCCCAGTCGATACTAGCAAAGGCTTCGTTTATCTTCGTTCCGATGGTAGTTCCTAAGCCTTTCCAGTCAGCATCTGCAATCATCTTCCATATGCCATCTAATGCGCCCGTGTCCACGGTATCAAACATGGTGTCAATACCTTGTGTACCTCCACCACCTCCACCGCCGCCACCTCCGGCGTTAGATTTTTCGGATATATCGTTTATTTCATCAATACCAGCTAGTGCGCCTTGTTCTTCTTTTAGCGCTTTTGTTGCACCCTTAGCGGCACCAGCCATCTTCTTTTGTTCGCTCGATACGCTTGCAATACTCTTTTTTGCCACGATATATGAGCCTGCACCAGTTAGTACGGCGAAAAAGTGCGCCACGGCGTTAGCTGCTGAGGTGAACCAGTCAATAACCTGTGACAATACAGGCGCTATCATGTTGATTAGTGGCGCTATCATTGCGCCTAGTGAGTTAGCAAATGCACCTGTACTCATTTCTAACCCGTTCATAGATGTTTTTAATGCTTCAGAATATTCAACAGCATGTCCAAATCCCTGTGTAATGCCTGATAACACTTGTCGCATTACCATTCTTAAAGCCAACAATTTGAACATGTTACCAAGTGAGAAAATCGACTTGCCTAATGTATTAGCAAAGGAATTTGTTTTGCTTTGTTCCTGATTAAATCCTAATAGGCTTTTTGTAGCACCTATCACGCCACCAGTTAAAGCATTAGCGACTTTCCCAAGTGATGCACCAGCGTTGCCTAATGCGCCCTTAAGTGAAAACTTAGGCGCTTCCCCTTTTGGCATCGCATCTTTAAGCGATGTTTTAGGCAATGAAGTCAGTTGTGTTTTGACATCTTCAATACTGTTTCTTAGTCTTGATGCTTCACCGTCTGCTTCAGATAGCGCTTGCTTCAACTTATTATCTTTGAAGTTTCCCTTTTCCCACGCTTTATACAGTGACCTTGAATTACTTTCTGCTGTTTTAAGTTGTGATTGTAAATCTTTCAATTCGGCTTTTAATTCTGATGCGCCTTTTTTGAATTCTGACGTATCTATTTTTGTATCAAATACAATTCCACCGTCTGACATTAAAAACCTCCTTTCTATTTAAAACGTTCATTGATCTTGCGTATTTCTTCTTTTTCTGCTTCCGTATAAACAGTCTTAAAATCAATCAAATCTTTGTTATCTCTATAAAATTCTTGTTCCCACTTTTCCAACTGTTTATGTTTCGCTTTTTTCTGTCTAATACTCAGGATATTAGAAAAAAGTCCCTCTTGGATTTCGTTGAAATATCCTAAGAAAGACCACCAATGCAAATATGACTCTGTACGTACTTCTTTACCAGCCACTCTATTGATTGCACTAAAAATGATTTGTTCGTCTTGTTCCCAATCCATTAATTTCGGCTTGCTTATCGCTTTAGAATAGTCTTTGCCACCGTCCATAAACCATGAGCATTGTTTGATTGCTTCTTCCACATCTTCGCGTTCCAAGTTTTCAAAGCCCACCAGCGCATCGACCATGATATAAACCTTTTCCCTGTCCGATAGTTCAACATCATTACAAGCAACAAGCACCAAAAGCGCCGTTCTGAAGTCCGTTTCTATTTTTAATTCCTTACCATTTACCGTGATAGTTGTCGGTAATTGCCCTATCATTTCTTCTTATACGCCTTGCGATACTTTTCTATGTTCTTTTGCATCTTCTTTGTTTCTTTTTCGATAAATGGCTTTATATATTCTGCGAAAGCCGTCATGAAGTTATTGAAAATAGTGTTCCCGTTACTCATGGATAAAGGGTTCTGCTTTCCAAACACGATTTCACTTGCACCCTCATAGAAAATGCTGTCAAATTCTGTGCGCATTTCTTGGTTAATTCTGCGTACAGTTTCAGCAATTTCAGGTACAGTTGCTTCACCGTCACTTGTGATTGTTAGTTCTTCACCTAGTGCTTTGATTTGGTTTTGGAAGTTGTCTGCTACATGTTGGACACGATCTAAAATTCCGATGTCACGGACATTCACTCTTAAAACTCTGTTCTTATCGTTGTTGATGGTGATTTCCTCAATACCATCATCAAAATTAATATTCATAGCCATATTGTTTGGTTTCCTTTCTTAAAATAAAAAAGGCGGTTTTTATTACCGCCTAATTAGTTACTGTCAGCCGTGAAAGCGTTAGTTGTTTCGTTAAACTTACCTTTCTTACGCTTGCCTGTATAGTGCACGTCAAATGGAATTTGGTATCCGTCACTCTTACCACCATACTTCTTCACTTCGATAAACACTTCTTCTTCATACGCGACGTATGCGCCAGTAGTGCCATCCCAAGTATGTACTTCAAGTACTGTTGTTTTAACATCGTCTAACTTCTTGCGATTATCAACAATATCCTGTAAGAATGTGTATAATGCATTCCCTTTTTCAGCATAGTATGTATCGACTGAGCTGGACGGGTCATAAGAAGATACCTTGACTGAGTTCTCGCCTAAGATGTTTTTCTTCTTTGATACTTCAGCATTAAGAGTAATGTCGTACTCTTCTAAGTCCTTACCGATACGAACATACTTCGCTGTTGTTTCCTTTGGCGTTGCATTGATGTAATGTGCTAAGAATTCGCGTGCAATAGCGCCATTTGTCTGTGTTTGTGTTGCTGGCTGTGGCATTTTCTAGCCCTCCTTTACTTGTATATTGTGTAATCCACACCGATTTGAATTTGGTATGTGACACCGTCGTTTATATCCCCACTTGGAACGCTGAACAGCAAGCCATTTCCGGCACTAATCTTAGTGATAGTTCCGTTCTTTGCTTCGCCGTTTACGTCTTCGGTTATCGCTATGTTTTTAAGTTGGTTCAGGTAATAAGTAAGCGACAATAGAAAGCCGCTATTGTTCAAGCGGTCATAGTCTTCATACGCTTTTTTATCAGCAAATACACTGAAGTTGATATGATACTTCTTATTGCCTAATATGTCCCCACTTACTAGCGATGTACCTAGTGGATATACGCCTGTGTCCATTTCCCTTTTGTCACCTAGTGACATGTAGTCAATGTGGATATTGTCGTTAAATTCGTCCATTAAAGGACAGTCGGTTAAAATCTTCTTTACTGTTTCTATTACGTTCATTTGACAAATCTTCCTTTCGCCAATTTAGCGGCGGCACGCCCTATGCTTTCACCGTGGTCTTTCATGGCCCTATCGAACCAGTGAGAACCGGCTAAAGCGTTCTTTGAAGTGTTATAGTTCAATGTCCTACCGTTTGGGTCGGGTATTTTAGCAACGCCCTTTCTGCTCCAGTGCCTACCTGTACGGGCATCATAGAATGAGCCTTTTAAGGTAATTGGGTCAACAAAAAGCACACCGTAATACTGATAGCGTGCATAAGGTGTATTTTGCCTGATTTCCCCTGAACCGATAACCGTTTGTGACATCATTGCGTTTTGCAACACGCCATTCATGTTAGGCATGTATGGCAATGATTGCCGCATAACTTCATTGTCTATAAACTTTTGTACTTCGCCACCGTCATTGAGTCCATGCTCTGCTAACAGCTGCTCAACTTCCTTGAAGTGTATCTTGCCAACTATTTGCATGATATTTCCCAATGTTGCATCGACTGTGTGCCGTATTTTTTGTAGTCAGCAAGCATGATTGTAAATGCGCCAGCCTTTACCAGTTTATCTGTGCTTTCTGATTGCTTGCGTGCATCTGTGGTATCAATCTCGATAGCACAATTACCCTCAATCAGTAAGTCTTTCCCCTTAGTAAACTGTAAGTCTGTGTGTCCATCAAACATACAAAAGGCGCTTTCGTCATACGTGCGCCCTTGCTTATTCATGCTTGCAATGCTGGTTTTTGTCAAAAAGCACTTATCAATAAAGACTTTTTTATAACCGTTACTTTTAAGATAAAGGGTACATGATGTATTTGCGTACATGATCATATACCCCTGTAAAGATAGCCCGTTTTACCTAACCACTTTTTAAGAATGTTTGTCACTTTTGCCGTATAATCACGCTCGATTTCAATGTTTGAATTGCCTTTATAAGTGACTGTATATTCCCCAACTTTTTCGCTCGCAATGCCTAGCGGAACACTTGCAGAATTGCTATTTGACTGGCTGAATTGTACCTCCGCCAATTCACACATAGCCTGTTTCATTTCTTCAATCGGTTCACCGTTAAAGTCAAACTTAATTCTGTTCAGTATTTCGTTACTGGCTTTGTTCGCGTAAAATTTGAATTCGTTTTCAGGTATCAAAGGGCTTTTACCTAATAGGTATTGTTCTTTATAAAACTGATAGTCAGCAAAAATCATGCACCCTCCTTGTTACTTCTTTTCTTTTGGCTTCTTTTCGTCTTCCGTTGGCTCTTCCGGCTTGTTTTCTTCTTCCGCTGGTTCGACTGTTAATTGTTCCTCAATAACGGTGGACAATTCCCCATTACAGAGGATTTGTTCATCACCGTTAAAGAGTACGCCAATAATCTTACCCATTAAGCCTAAGCCTTAGAGTGAGAATAGATGCCGGATTTCTTATTCTCGTATACTTCGTTAATACCATAGAGATGGAAGAAGAATTTCCACCAGTCGCCGTCCTGATTTTCGTCAGGGTCAACAATCTTATTGACGATGTCCTTAGCAATCTGCATAAGTGCGCTTGGGTGTACGATTTGGAAGTTCAAATCCTTACCTGCTGTAGCCTTTTCAAAGCCGCCCTTTTCTTCGCCTGTGCCACCTGATAATGACTTGATTGCTGTATAGAAGCGTGCTTGTGGTACTTTTACGATAGCCGCAAATGAAGTTAATACCTCACGTGATTTAGTTGTGTCTAAATCCTGAATAGCACGTAAGCCAGTTGGCGTGATGTAAAGGATACGTCCCTCTGTTGGCACTTCTGCCTCGTCCATCTTTGCAACCGCATCAGATACCGCCTTGATCCAGTCTTCACCAGTTGCTAAAGTAGCGCTTACGACTGGTGTACCCTTTGCACAATAAGCCGCAAAACGTGTCGCATCAATTTCAGGAACAGCCTTTGTTCTGATAAATTCAGATGCTAAACGTCCGAAAGCAATCTTTGCTGTTTCGATGTTGTCCATCTTGTCAACTTGGAATACTCTCGCACGGTCAAAGTTAGGCTTCTTTGTTTCAAAGTCTAATGTTACTGAACCAACAGGGTATCCATTTTGGCGGCTGTATTCACCTAAGCCGTCCATTTCCATCTTAGGAATAAGGAATTCTTTACCGTTGGCTGTCATCTGTAATAGGCTTGTGTCGCTATCTAAGATGGCTGTAAGTGATGCTTGCTTATAGACTGTGTCTAAAAGGTCGATGTAATTTTTAAATAATTGAATGTTGTTTGGCATTTTGTCTAGTCCTCCTATTCTGCCTTAATACCCATGATTGCT